CAGCAAATTTGTCGTAGACAAGCTAGACGAGTTGAAAGACCTACCGAAAGAGGGCCGCCTCAGCAAAGTGACCGCAGAGGCCTCTCGGCTCAAGCGGCGCATGAACGAAAGCTCCGACGAGATTGTTGAGGCCAGTGCGAAGGTGACGCACTTGCAGACCCGTGTTGAGGAACTGCGTCGTCTCCGTCGCCGACGAAAGACGCTGAAGCGTACCATCGAACGACAGAAGTCCATCATTCAGGAGATCGATTGTTTGAAGGCGCTCAACAAGGCTTTCGGGTCAAAGGGCATCAAGCAGGATCGTTTTCAGGCCATCTTGACGGATGCAGCGCAGCGGACGGTTCCGGCGTACGGGGATATCCTCTGGCCCAATCGGAACGTCGCTCTTCGGTTGGCCGACCAGGACAGCAAGTCTCTGCATTTCCAGCTGGAGCGATTAGACTCGCATCTACGGACCAAGAGTAGCCTGCTTTCCGGGGGAGAGCGCCACAAGGCTGGTCTGGCTTTCCTGTTCGGCATGCGCGACCTGAAAGAGTCCTATACTGGGAGTAGCTCGAATGTGTTGATTGTTGATGAGCCCTTTGGGAACCTGGACCCGTTAGGCACAGAGGGGCTCATTGCGATTTTTCAGCGGCTCAAGCAGAAATTTGGATCGGTGTTCGTGATTTCCCACCGTCCCGAGGTACTCTCACACCCAGTTTGGGACCAGACTTGGTGGGCGATTCGGGAGAATGACAACGCCACGCTTTATTTGGAAGATCCTCCGGCCCGGTACCAGAAATTGGCAGCAGAGCTTGTAAAACAGTAGAGTACTCATGCTGATCCGCACGTTCCATCATTTGTGTCACGAGTCCGATTCCTGGTCCTTGAAATGGCTGCAGGAAAACAGTCCCTATGAATGGATAGAAGTGATTGGAATTTCAAATGATTCTTTGGGAGTAGCCGCTGGAAAGGCGGAGAAGAAGAGCACGTTCACCTGGGACACGGCACAAATTTTACGGATGCTGGAAAAGACGCTTGATGGTCCCTGGACCATGCCGACGGTCTACCAGCTGCTGCGGATGGAGGATGTCTATTTTGACACGGACGAGGTTCTGCGTGACTTTGTTCGTCAGCAAGGCGGTCTTCAATTGGAGCGAGTGCCTTTTATTTGCAGCCCGTCGGACTTGCAGACTGAGTGTGACTTGAGACACTGTTCCGGAAAACGGAAAAAGGCAAAATCAGTGTTATTCGACGTTGACGAAAACCTTTTGCGCGTGATACTACCGTTAAGCAGTTCTTCGCTTCAAGAGCTGCTTTTCGGGCGCTTGCGGAGGATCCAAGGATATGCCGAGTGAATCACCGTCTATTAAAGCAGTAGGATTCACTTTTTTCAGCCCCGAAGTTTTCTTGTTGTTCGCCGATCATGATCGGGACCACGTTCACTTCTACCCACCCGCCAACGGTGGTCAGGCACTTCGGCTGAAAAAAGGCAAGCGGCGTCACGTGGTTCTGACGACGGCGCTCGATAAGCTACATCTCCTGGCCGAGCAGGCTTCCGACCTCCATCGGGTGGTTGTCTTCGCCGACTCGGATGAGTTGCAGGAGCTGGGGATTCCCATGCTTGATGCGACCACCGATGAGGATGGAAAGATCGTACCACGCCCGCGACAGAACCGTACGGAACTGTTGCAGCGGGTTGAAAAAGAGGCTGTGGCGGTTGAGGTGGGCAAGCCGGTAAACGCGGTGCGACGCGCACGGCGTAAGGCCCAGGAGACTGCGGCTTACGACGGTCCCACCTTCAAGCAACTCCTGCGGGAAATCAAATCGAAGCTCGATCCCAAGCCCGATTTCGACTTCGGTCAGGAAATCGGTGTCCCATCCGTTCTGCGTCTGATGAATGATACGGTTCGGGAGGAGTTCAAGGCTGCTTGTCGGAGCATGATCAAGCGAGGCGGCGCACCCGATGACTTGATCAAAAGCTTCTACAAGTGGGTTGAGGGAATCGAGGGTGGAATCGGTCCAGAGTTGGGCAAAGCGGTGGATGCCCTGATTTACGGTGAGGAAGAGGACGAGGAAGCCCTCAGTGCCGAGGCCGTTGCGGAGCGCTACGGAGTCAATGTGAACGACCTGACTTTCGTGGCCGACGTGTACCAGAAATTGCAAAACATGGACGAGGAAGACGAAGACGAGGATTAGCCTCGCGGTCGGGCGTCCCGCAAAAGTAGTTCCAGGAGGAAATGGTCATGTCAAAGAAGAAAAAGGACGTCATGGGCGGCCTTGACTCCGACCTGTTTGCTGAGTCGGCTCTTGCGGATGATGATGAGCAAGACAACGAACAGGAGGAAACTGAGGAAACTTCCGGGCAAGAGGAAGTGATTGAAGAAAGTGCTGAGGAAAAAGCGCCTGTAGAAGAACAGGAAGAGCCAGAAGAAGAGGAAGAGGAGTCGGAGGAGCAGGAGGAGCCCGAGTCCTCAGACGAGACGGAGAACACTGCTCAAGAGGCTGAGCCTCCTGAGGAGTTGAAGAAGGCTGAGGATGAAGCTCCGGAGGCCATCCCCGACATCAAAAGAGACGAGAGCGAAGCCGGCGTCGCGTCCTACGTGGTGCAGCGCGGCTTCACCGCCGCGCACGGTAAGACGTATCACCCAGGCGACACCATTGCGGTGAAGTGCCAGCACTGCGCGCTGTGGGAAAAGAAGTGGCTCGGCAAGGTCCGTTGCCAAGCTGGGCACATTCTCGGTGAAGATGAGGTGATGTCCATCGACAAGTGGTCTTGTGGTGCATTTTTCATCTGCAAGGAGTTCGAGCCTGAATTGAACACCTTCCTCGAAATGAAGATCGAGGAGATTCTCGTCGTGCGTCAGATGATCACTGGCATGAAGACGGTACTGGGCGTCGAGAACTGGTTCGACAAATGGGCCGAGGGGCACACCTTTGATGGTGACCACCAAGCGGTGATGACCAATGCTCGGGGGTTCATGCTGAGCTTCAGTAGCTTGGAGCAGCTAAAGCTGGCTGAGCCTTATTTGCGGCAGTACGCCAAGATGCGGGCCAAGAAGGAGCGGGAGAAGCGCCCTCCGCGGCCCAAGTTCGAAGCTGGCGACTGGGTCGAGTGGACTGATCTGACGACAGGTGAGAGGTACAGTGGGATCATCTTGAGCAAAAGCCACGGCAAGATCTACATTGCTGGGGTGAATGCGCAGGTGGGACAGAAGTTCACCTTCAAGTACAAGGAATGGAAAAAGGGTCGCGACCCCAAAATTCTCCGCAAGTCGTCTGATCCCGACAAGCAGGACGGCTAAGCCGTCTCCACTGATTACTGGAGAATTACCATGTCACGCGACCTTTCTTACCTGGAGACCCTCACCGACGATGAGTTCAAGCAGGCCATCGTTGTGTTGGAGAAGTTAGAAAGTATCAGCGGTTCCAAAAAGAAGGTGGAGCTGCTCGCGGAGCACAAGGACAATGAGGTGCTTCGAGAGTTTTTCTACCGGTCCCTCGGAACCGAGAAGTACTACATCCGTCTCAAGGGTGAAGTGGCCTCTGCTGACCAACGTGTGGGGCTGCTTCATTCTTTCCGCGTGCTCATCACCAAGGTTCTGCCTGCGCTCGCTGAGCGCCGTTACGGGTCCAATGAGGCGCAGGAGAAGGTGACCGACTTTCTTTCGCGCTGTAATCCAAGAGTGCGCAAGTGGTACCATCGGTTGCTGCTGCACGATCTCAAGATCGGGGTGGCGCGGACTACCATCAACAAGGTGTATGGGACCCATTTCTGGGAAGGCGTCGCTGAAGATGAGTTCCATTTCCACGGCTGCTGTCTGGCGCGGAAATTCGAGGACGCGTTTACCAAGAAGATCAAGCCGAATTTTCCTTACGCGGTTGAGTACAAGCTCGACGGAGAACGGGCGCTCTTTTTCATTTTCCCCGACCAGGACGAGATTCGGATTTACACCCGAGGGCTCCTTCGGAAAAAGGAGATCGAGGGGATCGAGGATTTGAAACAAGAATGCTTCGAGATTGCTGAGAAGCTCAACGGGTACCGTGGGAAGGCCAAGGGGGACCCACTTTTTCTGGATGGGGAGTTTTTGTCTGAGAACTGGAACGACACCTCCAGTCAGGTCGGGTCGACAGTGAACTTCAACGAAGAGGAGTTTTTGGCCGACGTAAAGATCCTCCTTTTTGATTGGGCTCCCGTGGATGCCTACATGGAACGTGAGTTTTCCATGTCCTGGAAGGATCGTAAGATGCTTCTCATGCGGGCTACCGGGGCAAAGCGTCCGTACCGGAAGGTGCGGCCGATCACGGATCACATCTTCGTTCTCGGGCACAAACGCGTGAACAGCATGGAAGAGTTGCAGGCTTTTCACAATCTGGCATGCGATGAGGGCTTCGAGGGCACCATGATCAAGGATCCCGCAGCCCCGCATCGTTTTGACCGGAAGCACCGCTTCGTGCTGAAGATGAAACCCGAGGATTCGGCCACTGGAATCATCAAAGAGGTGCTCCCCGGCGAGGACAGTAATGGTCCTGCCTCTCCTGGTGATCTCAAGAAAGTTCGGAATGCCATGTCTGAGTTGGGGGTCATCGAGGATGATGGCTACTACCTGCACCTGGCGACGGAGGAGCCGGAGGAGATCCTCAAGGAGCTGCAGGAAGTCATCAATGACTGGTCGGAGCGGCGCCTGTCGACGCACATTGAGGACACGGTGTCTTACCGTTACAGCGAGCGCCTGGGTGCGTTTGTTGTGGAGTACGAGGACACCGAATTCAATGTTGGAGGAGGGTTCACCTTCGCTGCAGGAAATGACCAGCGTATGGAGTTTTGGCAGCAGCGTGAAGAGTTGGTTGGGGTGCCCGTCGATTTCAAATTTCAGAAAGACAAGATCAACGTAGCGAAAGCTAGATTCAACAATTTCGTGCGGTTACGCTTCGACCTCACGGAGAACCAGAGAAACACGGATAACGTGGATTAAAAAGGAGGCACAAGATGCCAAGAAAGAAGCAAGCAAAGGTTGTCACACTGGTTGGAGCGAAGCTGCCTGTATCGGAGTGCCTGCTCCTCGATGAGACCGGGGCGGATTTCGTTGTCCAGGCTGTCGAGAAGAAGGGGCGTGGACGAGGAGTCAAGACGTTCCGGAACACGTACACCATTCCGAAGATCAAGGTGGACTACTACTACGAGTCTGAGGAGATCGAACCGGAGGAGGCTGAGGAAGCTCCGGTGGC